GGTCCGGTTGGGCGAGCTGTGCGAGGTGACATCAATGTCTTCGGCCTGCGCCTGGGGGAAGTCAAAATCCCCGCTACCCACCAGGGCGGTAAACGTGGGGGTACTGCCGCGACCGATGCGGATCTTTGCCCCCCAGCCGATATTTACTCCGGTTGTGCTCATTGCCGTTTACTCCAAGGCATAGGGTCACTGCGCCGCGCGCCATGACGTGATTTCAAAATCAAGAACGAGAGTGCCGAGCGGCCTGCTGCCATCGCCCTCGGACGTGACACTCAGGCCGGTCGGGAAGATCTGGACGCCGGCGGACCAGATCGCGGCCCTGACGGCCGGCTCAATCAGGGCCGCATCCGCGTCGAGCTGGTCCTCAAGCGCCGCCGCAGCACCGCTCCGCTTGAGAACAATCTGCAAGGTGGTGACGCACTCAAACTGCCCGGAGGAGGCAGGCCGGATGCGCTCTCCCGGGGTCAGGATCCCGATGACCGGCAGGGTCTTTGTGTCGATCGAGCCTGCCCAGATATCGAGGAAGGTCATATCCGAGAGGGCCGGAAGTGCCTGCAGGGCGGCTTTGGCGGCCCTGCGGTAAGCGGATCGGTAACTCACGCGCTGACCTCCGTCAGATCGCAGACCAGAAACCCATCGGAGGCAGGCGCGCGGTAGGGCCAGACAGCATCCACCTCAAAGCGGCGACCATCGGACAGGGTGATCTGGTCCCCCCGCCCGATATCCGGAGCATCCCCGCGCCGCAGGCGCAGCGTGGGCCCGAGATCGCGCACCCGCACTCCATCGGCATCGACCAGATCGACCGGGGACCCGCGAAAGATCGCCCGGATCTCGCGCGGAAGCCCAAACTTCGGGACATAGGTTAACGGGGCTCCGAAGACGTCATTGATGAGCCCCGAGACCCCGTCAAAGAGGCTGCTCATCAGGCGGTCAGAGCGGCCGGCGCGGCGCCGTTCAGGCGCACCGTCCCGGTGGCTGAGGGGTTTGCGGCGGCTTCCGTGGCCACGCCGAGCAGAAGGTTGCCAGCGGTGGCCGCGCTGGTGCAGATCCCTGTCCCGGGGGTGACATAGATCGGCGCCCCGACGGTCCAGGCCTGCGCGGAGGTCTTTTTGAGCGCGAAGACCCCTTCGGTTTCGATCATCACGCGCGCGCCCTGAGCGGCGTCATGGGCGGCAACCCCGGCCAGCACACCCACCACGACGACATCGCCGGAGAGAGTGGCCCGCGGGGCGGGGACGGCCAGCGTATTGCCGGGCTGAAGATAGGTTTTCATGAGAGATCCTCATCAGGGCCGCCCCCATCAGGGAGGCGGCGGGTCAAACGACGAAGGGCGCCACTGAGGGCGCCCTTTCGTCAGATCAATGCGGGTGGCCGGTCTCAGGCGCCGGCGTTTTTATAGCCGCCGCGGAAATCGGTGGCCCCGACGCCGAAGTCGAGCTCGACCGAGAAGGCCATGCCCTGCTGCCCGAAGGGTTCATCCATCCGCATGCGCGGCCCCTCTTCGCCCTGCAGATAGCCATACATAAAGACCGGGGCGTCCTGGGGGCTTGCGAACATATGCCAGCTGTTGCCGGTCAGATAGGGCGAGGTGATGTTTTGCAGCTTGCCGACATAGGGGTTCACGTTGCTGGCCTGCGCCGCCTGGATCGGGGCCAGCAGCTGCAGCGCTTCAAACTCCTTCGCCGGGCCGGTCAGCAGGATGCGCGGCTCGATGGCAAGATAGGTCTCGCCATCGAGGCCTTTGCGGTTGCGCATCGCCTCATAGCCTTTGGCGATGCTGGTGGGCGTGATGCCGGCGGCCGTGGCCGCTTTGGTGCCATCGGTGGTGTTGAAGAGCTGCCGGGTGGTTTCCAGCAGGGTCGGGCCGTCGGCATTGGCGCCCGAGAGCATCATTTTAAAGAAGGTCGCATCCTCAAAGGCGGCCACCGCGCGCCCACGCGTCGAGAGCAGCCGGTCGATGGCCTGCAGATCATCGTTCACCATCATCTGGCGCGAGATCCGGAAGGCGCGGGCATAGGGGATCAGCAGCACGCTTTCCTTTTTGTCCGACACGCTGCCGTATTTGATCTCGCCGCTTTCCGGCACTTCCAGAAGGCTCGGCCAGTCGCCGATCTGCGCGATGGGATGCGGGCGGAAGTCGACAAAATCGATCCGCTCGGCCAGCGCCTGATAGACCGGCTGGGCGGCGGCATAGGCCGCGGCCAGCCGCTTGTTCATCGCGTTCTCGAAGATCGCCGGGAAGTCCGAGATCGAATGCGAGCCAAAGGCCATTTCGATCGCGCGCAGCTCACCGGCCCCGCGGCCGAGGCGCTGGCGGTTGCCCATGCTCATCGCGGCCATCTCTGCGACGCTCAGCGCCATGAAGTCGCGCGCCGGGCCCTGAACCTCGCGGGCGCGCGACATCCGCGCGATCAGCGCGCCTTCCATGCCGGTGCGGCGGGTTTCGGTCTCATCGCGCAGGATGCGGGTGCTCGGACCCTTGCCGTTGATCTTCACTTTCTGCTCTCCGCTGCCGTTCAGCTCGGCGTAAACCTGACGGGTGCTCATGCCGCGCGCGATAAAGTCAGCGGCCTGACCCGAGGACGCGCCATGACGGGCGCACATATTGATGATCGCCACGGCGGAAGCCTTCGGCGCATCATCGTCCTCCTCCGCCTCCGGATCGTCCTCGCCGTCCTCGCCCTCAGCTTTCGCTTTGGACTTCGCCTTCGCCTGCGATTTCACTTTCGCATCGGGCTCATCGTCTTCCGCTTCCGGTTCGTCGTTTTCCGACAGGTTGATGTCGTCTTCCTCCTCTGCAGCCACGGTTGCAGTGATCCGGCTCGGCTTCAGTTTGTTCTGGGGCATGGTCTTTGCTTTCGGTTTGGAAAGGGAGGCCCCTGCCATCATGGCAAGAGCCGAGGCGCGGGAGCGGCGGCGCGGAACTGCGCGTGCCGCTGCCTGCAGGTTGGCAGGGGCTTTGGTGTAAAGGCCGTAATCAAAGGCCGCAATTTCGGCCTCATCGGTGTCGTCATCGACGGCGGTGGCAAAGCCCGCCTCGACCGCCGCCGCGCCGTCGAAATAGGTCTCAGCCCGCATGATCTCGCGGGCCTCCTCAATCGTGAGGCCTGCCCGCTTTGCGTAGATCCCGGCATAGGCGGTGGCGATCACGCCGAGCCCTTTGGCGGCCTCGAGGTGATCCTTTTCAGTCCCGCGCCCGTCGACATACCAGGTCGCGGGGTCATGGATCATCAGGATGGAGCCGAGCGACATCACGATGTCATCGCCGGCCATGGCGATCAGGGAAGCGGCCGAGGCGGCAATGCCTTCGACCACCACGGTCACCGGGCCGTCATAGCCGCGCAAAGCGCTGTAGATGGCCTGGCCTTCCGTGGCCACGCCGCCGCCGGAATTGATCCGCACGGTCAGCGGCCCGGTGCGCCCGGAGAGTTCCTCGCGGACCTGTTTGGCGGTAAAAAATTCCTCATCCCAGAACGATCCGCCGACCGTTCCGTAGAGCAACAGCTCATTCATTCAGGGTCTCCCGATAGGGGTTTGGGTCAGGCGGCGATCCGGTCCATGGCCGCGTAAAAGGCCGCCGGGTCGGACTGGCGGAACATGGCCAGCAGGCTGACCACCTTCGCCTCGATGGTTTCGCCTTCAGCCTCGCCCTTGTTCTGGCGCGAGACATCGGCGCGCGGATCACTGTCAAAGGGCAGCCCGAGGCGGTCGGCTTCTTCTTTGTCCTGCCCCTGCTCTTCCATGAGCCGCTCGGGATCGATCCCGAGCATGCGCACCACCTGCTGGCGCGAGGCAAAGCCCGAGCGGACCGCTTCGCGCAGCGCCGCGAACTCCCGCGCCGGATCGACCAGGAATTTGCGCGGGGGCACCCAGGCGAGGGTGATGTGCTGCCAGATATCGCCCGGCAGACCCGCCTCGATCAGCGCGTCGGCATCGACCGCGGCCCAGGCTTCCACAAAGAGGCGGCTTAGGGGCTGCATCATCTGCGGGATCATCATCACCCACTGCCAACTGCTGACGTTTTGATCCATATCGAGCCGCCCCATGCGGGCCGAGGAGAAATTCACCTGACTGAGATCGCCGGTGAGCGATTCATAGGTGATCCCGAGGCCGGCCGCGATCGAGCGCAGGACCGATCGGGTGAACTCATCATAGCCCTCGACGCCGGGGGGCACGGCGAACTTCACATCCTCGCCGTCGGCCAGATCATAGATCGAGCCCGGAGACAGCTCTTTGAAATCGCCGTCCCGCGATTGCCCGCCCTGGGTCTCGCCCGGCACCCGGAAGACCGCAAAGCAGGCGGCGATCTCCTGACGCAGGAGCTGCGCATCTTCATGGTTGGCCAGATCCTGCAGCCGCATCATCACCGGGGCAAACCACGTCACCCCGCGCTGCTGGCCGGGGCGATCCACCCGGTAGATGTGCAGGATCTGATCGGCGGGCACCCGCAGCGACGTGCCGCGCCCGACCTGCAGCACGCCCTCGGCCCCGGGATGCTCGGGGTAAAGCCAGTAAGCCACCCGGCGCCCCGCGGCATCATATTCAATGCCATTGCGGATCTCGCCGCCTGCCTCAAACCGCCCATAGCGGGACTGGTCGAGATAGTCCGGCTCCAGCACTTCGAGCTGCAGCGGCAGCGCATCGGCGATCAGGCTGTCTTTGTGGATCCGGACCAGCGCTTCGCCGGCATCGACCACGGTTTTCATCACCAGCCCCTGCAGCCCGTAGAGGTTCAGCCGGCCTTCGCGGTCAATCCGGGTACTGTCGAGGTGCGCTTCAATCTGGCGGATGCCGCGCTCGCGGATTTTGCGCAGCCGGGGCTTGCTCATTTTTGGGTAGTCGACCGTGATTTTGGGGATAATCCCGTCGCCCACCACATTGCCGGTGATCACGGCCTGCGCGCGGGCCGCGAAGGGCGTGTTGCGGACAATATCGCGGGCATAAAACGCCATCCGCTGGCGCTGCGCGGCCGCGCTGTCCGCGTCCGAGCGCGCGGCTTTGAGCGACGAAGAGCGCCGCCCCACGGAGGCGGCATCATAATGCGCCACCACTGCCCGCGAGCGGGCCCGCTGCGCCGCCCAGCGGGGCGCGACATTCAGGATGGCGCGTTCCAGCAGGTTCATCAGGTCATCCTTTGCGGAAGGCGGGTGAGTGAATGCGCGGGCGCGCGGTGCGCCCGAGCGATTGCTCCATCTCGGCCTTGATCTGGCGCATCTCTGCGAGGCTGCGGAAGGTGATCTTTTCGCCGTTCTGCTCGATCGAGGTGACCCCCTTGGCGATCATCGCGCAGAGGGTCTCATATTGGTTTTGCGTAAAGGCGCTCATCGCCGCCATTTCCCCCTTCGTTGAATGAAGCCATGTCCGGCCGGAGCGGCGCGAAGCGCCTGAGGCGCTTCCGCCAGAAGCGGCGCTGCGGCAGAGGCGCCCGCCGGGGGCGAGGCCTCCTCTGCCCTGAGAACCGCATAATCATTGGCCTCTGAGAGCATCGCCCAGGGCCGCGCAGGTGCCGCCCAGTTGATCTTCTCCGCACCAAGGATGATGTGCTGGGCGCGGGCCTGCACGAGGTGGTCGAAGCTTTCGTTGCGGACCATGCCGGGGCGCTTGTCCCAGCCGCGCGGCCCGCGCCGTTCCGCGGTGAACTCGATCAGATGCTTCTCTTCCATCCAGCGCGGGATCTGGCAGATGTTCTCGCCGTCCTCCGTCAGCCGCAGGGACACGGCCACGGCATCTTTCAGCCGGTTGGTTGCCATATTGAGGATCTTGATATCCGCCGCGACCTTGCGCTTGCCCGAGGCCCGTTCCGGGGCTTTGAGCCAGACCCGATCGGGCAGATCGAGCCGGCCGTCGCCGCGCGTGAGATACCAGCGGTGGCCCTCTCCGGCTTTGCGCCGGCCACGGTAAAACCGATAGGCGTTATCCGTGGTCGAGCCGGGGCCGTGCATGTCGATGGCGACAGAGACGGCTTTCAATCCCCAGTCGCTGTCCTCCACCGGCCAGACCCGGCTGCTGAGTTCCTCAAGCACCGCCCAGTCTTCCGGGATCTCGCCGGGCCGCAGCGTGCGCCCCTCCGCGGCCGGGGCGCTCTCAGGCGGCGTGATCAGGTCAAACCGATCCACCGGCTGATGCCGGCCGCCCGGACCCCAGGCGGTGACGCCCACCGAGAAATAGGTGCCCTGCACGTCGACCTGGACGGTCAGGTAACGGCCCCAGGCCGGGACAACACCTTTGGGGGTGAGGCAGGTTGCAGCCTTATCCCTGAGCCCGTCGAGCGTGATCTCCATCTCGGTGCTGGCCGAGCGCATCCGGTAGGGCTGCGCCTGCCCGGTGGTGACCGTGCCGCGCAGCTGCTCCTCATCGCCGGTGGCCTCAAAGTGGTTGAGGCCGGTCTGATAGGCCGCCACCAGTTCCGCCCAGGTCGAGAAGGCGGCATTGGTGCCATCGAGCCAGTAGCTCAGCAGATCGGTGCGGCGCAGGCGCGGGTCCTCGATGCCGACCAGCGCGACCCTGCCGTTCTCATCAGGGGCGCTTTCATGCAGCCAGCGGCCGAGGGCATTGACCTCGCGCTTGAGCTCATGGCCGAAGGTCTCGCGGCAATGCGGGCAGCGCATCCGCGCGGCCTCGCCCGCCTCGGTGGGATCCGCCGAGGCCGGATAGACCAGCTTTGAAAAGGTCATATCAAAGAAGCTGCCGCACTCCGGGCAGGGCACATACCAGCGCCCTTTGGTGCCGCCCGGATAAAGCGACAGCACGCCGTAGCGCACCGGCGGGCAGTCATTGGGCGTGCTCGGGCGCCAGTTCTCATCCGAGATCGGCGCACCGGGGCTGCTCTCAATCACCACCATGCCGCGCGACAGAAAGGTCCGGGTGCGCGCGCGCATCTGGGTATAGGGATCGCCATCCCCGATCGAGCCATTGCCCCAGGCGGGGCGGTCAAAATCCGTGGCCATCAGCATGCGCACGGTGGTCGAGGCGAGCTTCTCGGGCGTCGGCCAGTCGAGGGTGAGATGCGTGCCGCCGGTGAAGAGCTTTTGAAAGATGGTATCGGCGCCGCGCCCCTGGGCCTGACGGGCGCGGATGGCGGGGCTGTTTAAAATCATCGGCGCGATCTTCTCGCGCTCCATCAGGGCGGCGGCATCGCGCGTCATCTGAAAGAGCGCCACCCGGCCGGGGTCCGACATCACGGCATGGGCCATGATGGTCTGCAGCATCTGCGTCTTGCCCGACTGCGCGGGGCCCGCGAAGACCATGGCCCGGAAGCGCCGCGAGGCGGACATATCCGAGGGCTCGGTCATATAGGGCGCGACATCGGCGCGGAACGGCTGCCACTGGCCGGAGACATTGACGCGCATATACTTCTCGGCCGAGCGGGTGACCGAGATCCGCTCTGCCGGCCGCAGGGTGGGCAGCGCCTGTTTCAGCGCAGAGCGCGGGTCGGTATAGGGCGGCAGCGGTTCCTGCCGATCGAGAAACGAGCGCGGTGCGCGGCTCAGATCACCCATTGCCTTTGTACCTCAACATCGGGGACGTCCCGCTCACTCAGCTCCGCCTCCTCGATGCGGGCGGTCATGGACTGCAAAACGTCATCGCCAAAGCGGACCACCGCCGCCACCTGCTCGGGCCGCAGCCCCAGCTCGCGCTCCAGACGGTCGGGCAGCGCCTCCACGCCCTCGCGCACAATCCGAAACAGCGACTCCAGCAGATCGACGACATCGCCAAGCGGCACCAGCTGGCGGCGCATATGCGAGGCCTTCGACCAGGCGATATCGGCCTGGGCGGCATCGCGGCGCTGCTGGGGCGTCATATTGGCCTGCGGATCGTCGATGGTCAGACCGAGGAAAGAGGCCTGCAGCGCGGCCACCTGATCGCGGTTGTGGCGGTTGCGGAGATCAACATCGGCCTCGCGCGCCTTGCGCCAGGCCCAGCAATGCGAAAGCCGCAGCACATAAGCCCGCCCGTTGCCACCGGCCTGCGCCACTGGCATCTGGTCGTGGCGGATCCACTTCGCCACCGTGTTGACGGTGGTGTTCAGGGCTTGAGCGATTTCTTCCTGATTGCAATCGGCATCCATCACGCCCGGCGGCAGCGGAAAGCGATCGAGCATCGCCTGCAGCTCAGCGCTCACCTCGACCGGCAGCAGCTCCGGTGTCATGGTCTCATCGGTCATGGCGAACCCCAACAACAACCCATTGTCGCAGCAAAATAAAATCAAAAAACGCCCACGAACCGGGGCGCGAATTACCCGCGTGCGGTTGAGGCCCGGGAAGGACCCGCCCGAATTAGGCGCGCCGCTCGACCATCCTGCGCAGGGTTCGCGCCAGATGATCGGGCAGCCTTGCCCAGAACTCTGCAGCGGCGGTCTCGTTGAACCCGAGCGTCTGGTCATAGACCGGCGCGGTCGAGGTGAAGGTCAGGATGCGGATCGGGATGTCACCGGTGCGGTTGCGCCGATAGACCCCCGGCGCGAGGCCATGCTTTGGCACGAAGTAGCGCGCCGAAGCTTTGCGCAGCTTCCGGGTTTTGGAAGAGGCGGTTTCATTGGAGCTGTAGCCGACATCGCGGCCCACTTTCAGCTGGCTGAGCACCTGATTGCGCTCACCCGTTGACCAGTTGCCATAACGATCGAGCCGGGCCTGCGGCGTTGGAACGATGCCGACCGCAGTGCCGGGGGCCGCGAGCGTGAGCCGCCCTTCAATCCCGGTCTGCGGCCGAGACCCGCCATGCTCCTGAACCTTCAGGAAATGCCGCCGCCCGACTGAAGGGCGCTCACCGATCTCCACTTCGAGATGCGAAGGCCGTGCGCCCCGGTTCACTCCGAAGGCATTGCGGGTGAAGGGCGCCGGGCGGTCAAAGACCTGATCGACCCGGAGCCGGATCTGCTCCTGAACTTCCTTCGCGGTGTCATTGAGCGCCCAGGACGCAGCGGTGCGGATATCGCGATCAGCCAGCTTGCGCACCTGCGAGAGGAAGCGCGCGGTCTCGACATCGAAGCGCAGCAGCATGGCGGGTCTCGCGAGGAAGTGTGTATATATTTGCGCAATTCATTGCGATATGCGCGAATCGTGTGTATATAAGTGCCCATCAGGAGGGGCGATGGAACTTGAGACCAATTCCCGAAAGCTTCTGAAGGTACTGAAGGACGCAGGCTTTGAAGAGATCTCCAAGCGGGGATCCCATCTGAAGCTTCGGAAGGGCGAGGTGACGATCATCCTGCCCCATCCGAAGAAAGATCTGCCCCTTGGGACCGTGAGAAGCATCTACCAGCAGGCCGGGCTTCTCTAGCCCGTTCCTTTCGCCCTGCCCTTTCTTTCGATGGGAGACTGACATGCGTTACTTTACAGCCCTCGTTCACCAGGATGGTGACAGTGCTTACGGCCTGAGCTTTCCCGATCTTCCGGGCTGCTTTGCGGCGGCCGAGGACTGGAACGGTATCTCTGCGGCGGTCACCGAGGCGCTGGATCTGTGGTTCGAGGATATGCCCGACGTTGAGCCGGCCTCTTTGAACGTGATCCGCGCGCGGGCCGATGTGCGCGACGCTGTCGCCGCCGGCGCGGTGTTGATGACGGTGCCCTATATCCCGGCCGATACGGCATTGGAGCGGGTGAATGTGTCCATGGAGCGCGGGCTCTTACGTGCCATCGACGAGACCGCCAAAGCCCGCAAGATGACCCGGTCTGCCTTCCTGGCATCGGCTGCGCGCCGCGAACTGGTAGGGGCCTGAAACGCACAACGCCCGCACAGTCGATCTGACCTGCGGGCGTAGTTGTGGATGATGTCAAAAGGGGTAGACGCGACGGACCTAAGCCGTCAATCCCCTTTCTTCAGCCGATATCCCTGCATACGGTCAAGCGCCTCACTCAAAGCCGCTCGGAGCGCCTCTCGCGCTTCACCCTTCGCCGCCCATCCATGGGCACGCAGAACGGCTGTCACGTCCTGATCCTCCAGGCAGACCGCATCGACCAGCCGCCGCAGCGTGATCGGCCTGCGCCCTGAGCCTGCCCCACGGCGCACCTGCAGCGCAAAGCCATCCCCGATGCGCTGGTGCAGGCTGCGGATCTCTTCCCGGTCTCGCAGCAGTGCCTCGATAAAGCCGCCCTGCCCGCTGCCACCACCGCCACCGCCGCGCGCTTCCACGGAGGCGCACTTCATACCGGCGCTGTCGTGTTGCTCGACCAGCGTCTGATAGTGCCGCGCCATGGCGATCTGCCCCGGCGTGAAGGGCGCCACAAAGGGCGCATCGCCCTTGTGACGCGCCCGGGCCTGCCGGCACATCACCGAGAGCTGATCTGCGCCGCGCCAATAGGGGCCTGCCGCGTCATTGACGCGCTGCATGATCCCACGCGCCGGAGCCACGGGCGCGGCCTGCATCCCCTCAGGCGGCGTGGCCTGAGTGAGGATCTGGCGCAGCCGAGCGGCCTCAGCGCTGCACTTTTGATCGCGCGCCTGCTCGCCCTCAAGCCAGGCAATGCCTGCATCGAGAAAGGCAGTGGCCTCTTCGCGCATCCGGCGCAGCGTGACCCGCGCCAGCTGCGCGAGCGAGGCGGTCTCCCCGGTTTCATAAAACCAGTGCTCAATCTCATCAAACTCTGCCGCATTGCTCATGCCGCGACCTCTCCCGCTTTGCGTTCCCGCGTCAGACGGCCGCGATCAACGATCTCGCGTGCGGCTGCCTCATCTCCGATAAAATCCACCAGCCAGCGCCGCTCTTCATCGCTGGCCTGCTCATAGCGGATACGCTCCTCAATCAACTGACGCCGACGACGATCATCCACCGCCTGTCCCTGGACCTGCCGGAGGTCATAGGGCAGCACCGGGCGCTGGTGCTGGCGCAGGTGACGATAGAGCTGCACCAGATACCCCGCCGCTTCCGCGCGCGGACCCTCAATGGAGGCCAGCCAGCTGCGCACGATCGGCTTTTCCTCAAAAGGCCGGCGCTCGAGCGCTTCGGCCATCTGCCGGATCATCAGCTCCGAAGGCCAGAGATTGCGCTTGGGCCCGGCCGCGGCTTCGAGGATCTGATCGGCCAGCGCCTCGAGCGAAGGGCGCGAGAGATAGCTCAGGTACTCCGCCAGCCGCTTCAGCATGGCCTCATGCTCCGGGCTGCTCAGCCCCTTGCCGCGCTGCAACCCGCTGGCGGTCAGCCGCTGCAGCACCAGCTCCCGCACGGCGTCCCGGCCTGTTGTGTCGTGGGTGGTGTTTTCCTCACTGCGCACGGTCCTGCCCTTCCTTCTCAGCCGCTGCGCGATCAGCCAGCACTGCGGTCTCGATTTGTGCGAAAGATTTCATTTCTTCTCATCTCCTCTCAGTGCCGACTGTTTTGAGGGCGCAAAAACGGGCAAAAGTGCCCGTTTCGTCCAAAACCTTCCGATTTCCTTCCGCATTCCTTCCCAAAACCTTCCGGCGGAATATTTTGGGAATGTTTTGGAAGCTTTAGTTTGAGCCGATCTCGAGTGCTTCCATGCCCGAAAGCACCACCCGCACAGTGCGGCTCTTGCCCTCGCCGATGTTATCCATCAGCCATTGATCGAGCCGCAGGATATAGGCCGGATTCTCTGCCATGCGTCGACTGCCACCCGCGCGGATGATCCGGTCGGGCAGTTCCTTCAGGCGCTTGCGCTCCCGATCCGCTGCGCGGCGGTCCTCAGCATCGGTGGCGGATTTCGCCGCGCCCTGCGTCACCGTCAGGAGCTTCGGGTGATAAAGTCGAATGCGCCCATCCGAGCAGACACAGCGCTTCCAGCCATAAAGCGGCGTCACGGGCCGCTGCATAAGCCTTTGCCAGTCTTCCAGCGAAATCCGGGCGATCCATGCCAGATCCTTATCCGCCACCGGCAGGGTGCCGACCGGGTCTTCATCCTGTGAGCCGCAGATGAGATCGAGCCAGACGGCCCGCACTTCCCGATCTGCATCCCGGCGAAAGTCGCTGCTGCGCCACCAGGAATGATGAAACTGAAACCAGCCATGGCTCTCAAGGCGCACGCCAACCGGGATCGGATAGCGATCGAGCTGGTCATCCGTCACGGGGCGAAGATGTGCCGCGGTATTCATTCTGCACGCTCCTGGGCATGCGCCCGCCGGCGCAGATCAATGATCAGATCTGTGACGGCGATCGACGGATGCGCCACCAGAACGAGAGCGCCGCCCGTGACCGTTTCCTGCCAGTCAATGAAGCCTTGGTCCCGGTGTTTGGCCTGAAAGGATTTCAGCAGGCCGAGGCCTTCGGGCAGCTGTCGGGCAAGGCGGATCAGCTCCCCCGCAGCTGCGTGATAGGGGGCCATATCCCGGGTGAAATCAATCACTGCCATATCTTTAAAGCTTTCAGCGCGCATCTGCTTCCAACCTTTCCCGGGCAAGCCGGACTGCGGTTTCAACGTCATGCAATTCTTTGATGGCCTGCGCCCTGTCTCCGGCATCGGCCGACTGCGAGGCTGCCAGCAGAGCGCCAACGGCCTCACCGGCTTCCCGTGCGATACTGCCGGCATGTTGAATGAGGCAGCGTTCGGGACCGACCGTCCTGTCGAGACGTCGGGCCAGCATGCGGGTGACCGGATAGCGCCCCGAGGCATCTTCCAGCGCAATGACATCAGCCACGGTCCAATCGAGCTGCCCGGAGACCTTCTTGCTGATGGTGCCTTTGCTGGCTCCCCTGCCCCAACGCGCGTTGATGGTCTCAGCCGCCGCGTCATAGCAGCCGAAAAACCCCTCAATCAAAGCAGACAGCGAGGCTGAGATCGAAAGCCGCGGATCAGCCATGAGTAACCTCGTTTCCTTGGAATGCACGCCCGGAAATCTGAGAAAGGGAACATGATGAAAAGCTCATTCCTCTTCACCTTTCTCCGTGCGGCCGCCCTGCTCGGGCGGATTTTCCGCCATATACCGATAGATGCGGTCGGCGACGGCAACTGTGGGGCTGGAGCTTCCCTCTCGCCACAGGGCCCAGATCCCCCATCCGGACCCCACGGCCAGCCTCAGGACCGTTTGTGGTTTCCGTCCAACGGCGGCAGCATAGGCTTCAATGTCGCAGATGAGTTTCTCCATGCCCTCATCTATGGGAATAAAAGCTCACCTGTAAAGAGCATTTATTCCCATCGCTTACTCAAGGCATTCGTGGGATTATTTGCCCATGCGTAACGATGTTCACTCCTTTATTACCGGCTTACGGGCGTTCTTTGACGCCCATTCCGATGTTAGACCCGCGACAGTCAGTGCGGCGGCCGGCTTGAATAAGTCGGCCATCCGAAAAATGCTGACCGGCGATGTAGCCTCTCCCAGGCAGGACACCGCCGAGCGCATCGCGGCGGTTCTGAACCTGACGGTCGAGCAGATTATCGCACAGGACTTTGAACGCCGCGGGTCATCGCAGCCGACAGTGGCTGTCGCTGGTCTGGTGGGCGCCGGCGCCATCGTGGATCTCTGCGATGCCTACCCGAAGGGCGAGGGGATCTTCCAAGTCGTCTGTCCTCCCCAAATCTCTCCGCGGGGCGTAGTCGCTGTGGAGGTAAAGGGCGACAGCATGGTTCCGGTGTACCAGCCGGGAACAATCCTGTTCTATTCCCGTGACAGCATCTGTGTACCGTTGGAGGCAATTGGCCGGATCTGTGTCTGCGAAGATGAAGACGGCCGCGCTTGGGTCAAACAGGTTAAGACGGGGTCCGAAGAGGGAACCTTCAGCCTGATTTCAGTCAATCCCACCTCGGAAACCATGCATGGCGTAAGGCTGAAATGGGCTGCTCCAGTTCGTTTCAGTCTCCCCCCTGAATTTGTAGAAAGAGCATAGGGCAGACATGACGCGATCACTCTCCACGGCAAGGGTCTTTTTGGTTTTCTTTGAGATTGTCGGATGGATTGCGGTCGCGGTGGGGGCGTTTCTGCTGCTGTGGGCATTCGCTCAATCCTCCCCTCAATACCTCGTAGCTGCGGTCTGCCTGTTGTTGGGGGGATTGGTGCAGGTGGTCTTCACTCAGATCGCACGAGCGCAGGTCGAGACAGCCGAAAACTCTGCACTGGCCGTCGATCTTCTGCGCAACATCTACAGCACCCTTCAGAGGCCGGCGTCACCCCTGGAGCATGGCACGGAGGGAAGCCGGCCCATGGTGGGGCCTGCAACATATAGGGCGCCAGCAAATCGGATACCGAAAAATAGTGCCGGGCACTATGTGGTCGGCGAACAGACTTTCGTAAATCTGGCAGAAGCCCAACAAGCTCTGAAGCTCTCCCGTCGATCCTGAAGTTGCCTTCAAATCCCTAAATGGGAATAAATGACCATCACAACTTGACGTG